TGATGCGGAACTGTTTGTTGGTAGCATCGAACGACTTGAAGATTGGTTAGCTGGTGTTCGCTGGGCCCGCGAGTATGACATGATGTTGCGTCTTAGCGATGAAAAAAAACGTGTAGCCGCTGAACAAAAAGAAAAGAACCGGCAACTGATGCGCACACTTAAAGAAGGCAAACGAGTAGAAGGAGAAGTATCATGATCCGATCATTTTTTAATTTAAAACGGAGAATATATGCAAATAAGAGTATCTAAAAACGCAAAAGAGTTTGGCAAGTGCGGCTGTGGTCGTAGTCCAACAGGCAAGTGCATTGGCTGGCATGGGCTTACTGAAGAAATGTACGCACATCAAAAGATGCTTTGGCTAGAAGAAGAAATGAAGAGAGATCAAGAACTCGAAGAATACCAAAAACAAGCGCGGGCTATTTGGAATGACAGTTGCACAGCATCACGTAAGGAAACAAAATGAATTGGTTTAAAAGAATGATAGTCAAATGGGTACGTGAAGATTGGGAAAACGCAGGCCAGCTTCAAGAAGATTGTTATCCAAGTCATAAGTTAAGAAGTGGTAATACCATCAGTGCTATCAGTGGTCGTGCCAATGTTGATAGCGACCCCACTCTCCAATTCAAAGTGTATAGTGCAATAGGTGGCAAGGTCGTAGAGTTTCATCGCTATGATCGTAAAACAGATCGAGGCCAGCATGATATCTATATCATTGGCAAGGATGAAGATTTTGGTACCAAAATTGCCAAAATAGCCATGTTAGAGTGCCTTAAAGATTAATCTCGTTAAATAAACTTGTCCTAGGAGCAGGTATGGAAGACCTTTTGATATATCTCGTTGTGGCTGGAGTAGCGTTTGTCATAGGTTGGCACATGAGAGCTGTCATTATGTTACATAACATGTTGGCCAATGCAGATCGAACCATTGAGCTGTTACATAAACTCAAAAGCATTAACGAAGAAGAGTATGAGGATTTGCCCAATGATGCTATACCTTTGGAAATAGAACAAGTAAATGGACAGGTCTTTGCCTACAATAAGATCACAGGCGAGTTTCTAGCACAAGGCCCTACCATTGTCCAGGCCGCACTTTCAGCCGCCAAGAGATTTCCGGGCAAGACATTTTGGCACCCATTATTAGAACAAGATAGCCAAACCACTTGATATTAGATCGCACATAAGTTATACTATGTCTAGCTGTTGAATTACAGCATAATCTATAGAGGAAATCTAAATGAAAACTATCAGCAAAGAAACCAAGACATTCAAACTATTGACTGCTCTTAAAGAAGGTGAGAAGTTCACAGCCAGCACAGCCCACAAGCGTTTTGGTATCAAGAACATTTCAGCAGAAGCTAGCCGTATCCGTCAAGCTGGATATGCAGTTTACGCTAACAGCTCAAAAGCTGGTAACGGTGTAAATGTTACAACTTACGAAATTGGTATGCCAAGCCGTCGTGTTGTAGCCGCTGGTTATCGTGCATTAGCAATGGGCTTGGCAGTTTAATCTAAACTAGCCTAGTCAAAAGGCGCTTAACTGCGCCTTTTTTATTATAATTACAAGATGATTATTGACCTATTTAAACCCACTATTGACTGGATCCAAGATGACTTTAGATCTAACCCCTTTCGTTTTTGCGTCGAGCTGTTGGCTTGGGCTATCAGCATTGGCTGTAGCATTACAATGGCGGTCACTGTACCCAGTCCTCCGCTTCTTGTCCTTTATCCCATTTGGATCTCTGGTTGTGCTATGTACGCTTGGGCTAGTTACACTCGGAAATCATTTGGCATGCTGGCTAACTACATCTTGTTAGTAAGCATAGACACGATTGGTCTTATAAGAATGGTGATGCCAACTTGACTTGTTCAAGTTGAAACCCAGCTTCAGTTACATCTAGTTCCTGCCAGCTAGAATCTCCGCTTTCAGTTCCCCGGTAAACTTTACCATCTTCCAAATCAATTAGCATATATTTGTTTGGGGCGCGGGTATGGACTAGTAAATCTCTAGCCTTTTCAAATTCCGATACAACCTCTCCAGTCAGTAAACTTCTTGACATTTTCACTATCCTCATATATAATTGTATATATCAAAAGGAAAGGCCATGGAGTTAGTAACAGTAGGTAATCATTATTTTAGCAATGATGGCAACCAATTTGAAGTTATAGATTTTTGGGTCCAGGAAGGTGAAGCCTGGATCAAGTATATTAACACTAAAACAGAACAGGAATATCAATGCTTGCACGAAGCATTTATATCGCGATTTTCGTTGGGACCATCTCCACGATCTTCCAGGGCTGTGCCGCATATACTGTAGTCAGTATTGGCTCTTATGCCGCAACTGGCAAGAGCCTGGGCGATCATGCTGGGTCCAAAATCACAGGCGGTGACTGTAATCTAATTAAACACACTGTTAATGGCGAGTATGTTTGCGAGATGCCGGTGGTCTATAATCGTTCTCCATTTTAACTTGACATTTGTGCCAACCGGCAGTACACTATACACATATTAACACACAGAAAGTGAAAAATGACTTTTAAATTCAACTACGAGGAAGTAGTCCGTAAACCCAACCCTATGGTGGAAATCAATCCTCTCAAACGAGGTAAGGGCAGAACTGTTAATCTACAGGATCGGGTAGATAAACTTAATAAAAACGCCGCGTGGAAAAAGACCACAAAGCTGTGGACTGCTATGAATAAGACATTTGACCTTACACGTTTCCCACAAGTTTCTATGGAGCCATTGGGTGCTCTAGATATCGATGAAGACATCCAGCGAGAACTAGATGAGAAGCATTGTGCTAATCGAATTGCCAATCCGGCAGTTTTTGATCCAGCATTGTTACAGCCTGTTATTTGTATCAAAACATCTAAAGGTAAATTTATCAGTATTGATGCCCAACATACTGTGAGTACCGTTGCTGGATTAATCGATGCCGGACTAGTGCCCGGAGTCACAGATTGGAAAGAATTTAAATTTCCGTTTATGTACATTGAAACTAACAATCTTTCATATGCTCGCAAAGCATTTAGTATCCTTAACGGTAAAGGTAAAAAGAAACAAAGTCAGTATCAACAACTACGTAACTCTGTTTTTGTTATTCGTATTGACAAAGACAGATCGGACGAGGACGATGTAAAAGTTGAAAAATTAGTTGCCGCTGCCGAAAGTCACCTTTGTTTCCCAGTCGAAGAAGACAGCACATTACTCAAGCATCCAGGTACATTCTCAAACATAAGTACATTTAAATCTCTTAGTATTAACGAAATAGACACAGCCTGCGGTTGGCACGATAAGTATTTCCACTACGAGGGTGTTCACGTTAGCTTGTTCTTTATATATCGAGACCTGTGTCGCGAGTTTGGAAGTGCCAAAATTCCATTGAGTGGAAAATTACAAGAAGAACTAGCCGCAATGATACAAAAATTGTTTGGTAATTTGTCACAGTTCCAAGAATCAGTTACAGAAGCACATCGTCGATGGCACGAAAAAAGCTACGGGTATAAAGGTTCATGGAATGACGATGCCTATGCTTGTGCCTTGGTTCAATTGTACCAAAAATTTGGCGGTAAGGAAAAAGTTGCCCCAACTTTGTTAGATCGATTTGATAATCTTATCGAGTTCTTTGATGAAGACATTATGGGATTGGCGGACTGAATGTACCACTTATACCTGGTAACCAGCGTAGGAGGCAGGGCTGGGTTTGGTATTGCTACGGACTATCGAGAACGTAACAAGCAATATGCAAGCCATAGTGGAGACATTGTTAAGTTCTCTTATATCTACGGCGGCCTTCGAACACACGCAAAGGCAATAGAACGAACTATCAAAACACAATTTTCAGATAACATCTGGATTGTGGATGACTGGAAGACGGAATGGCTCAAAGATGGTGTTACTATGCAGGATCTTAAAGCCTATGTAGATCAGTTATTAAATGAGCGATCGTTTTACCGTCTCAAAGTAATTGCCGAGGATTACGATTTTAAACAAGGCCTGATAGACCCCAACTAAATATCTTCATGCGAATACTAGTAACAGGGCATGAGGGATTTATTGGTCGCAATATGACTGCATGGTGCCAGCAAGAAGAAGGCTGGCATATCAGCGGCTGGGAATGGGATCCTAAGAACTATCCCGATGTTAGCGGGTATGATTGGGTAATACATCTAGGTGCAATAGCTGATAACGCTGAAACTGATGTAGAGAAAGTCCTAAAACAAAATCTAGAGTTTAGCCAATGGTTGTTCAACGAGTGCAACTTCCATGGGGTAAATCTACAATACGCAAGTTCAAGCACGGTATATGGAGACGCTAAAGACTTTGGCGAGTATGCTCCATGTCATCCACAAACTCCCTATGCTTGGTCAAAGTATTTGTTTGACCGTTGGTGGCCACAGCAGGATGTTAAGATAATGGTACAGGGCTTCCGTTACTTTAATGTCTACGGCAAGTGGATGCATCTTAGAGGTAATCGTGCTAATGCTATACACAAGTGGCGCACACAAGCTCGCAAAGAGGGCAAGGTCACTGTATGGGAAAACGCTGAGAATGTGCGTAGAGATTGGACATGGGTTGGCGATATTTGCCGTCTACACATAGACTTTATCAAAACAGTCAAGGGCTCGGGTATATGGAATTGTGGTGCAGGCCTAGCACACAGCTTCCTAGATATAGCCGAAGAAATAGCCGAACAAGAGGATGCTACAATAGAGTTTGTACCAGTACCTAAAGAAGAACAGGCTAGATTTAGGCATAAAACCTGCGCCGATCTAAAAAACCTAAAAGCTACAGTAGGCAAGCGCCAATGGTTAAATGTATTTGAGTTCTTAAACCAATAAATACAATATCATGCGAGCAACCTATATTTTAGAAAACAGATGCCCTTACTGCGGTGATGCAGATCACACAGGGCTCAACGAAGCGGGCAAAGCCAGCTATAAATTATGCACTAGCTCTAAGCCCGACAACGAACTAGGTGCTAGTAATCTAGCATCGTGCAAGAGTCAAGGTCTTCGTGCAAGAGAAGGTAAGAAATCACACAAGCTGGGCAAGAGTCCCAAGAGTCGTATGACTATGGGCGGCCACAAGATCAAAGGGCGCAAGTATGGTGGCCCATTACCGGATTGGAGCTAACATGAGATTTTATGAATTTTCAGTTATGGATTTTATCCCGGGCATGAGTGGTCTTCTTAAGAATGTTCCCAGTAATGTTGATAGCGCGATAGGCCAAGATTTTGACCCCATGGGCAATACAACCGGTGCACCGTCTAGCGGTTCTGGTAAGCCAGTAGATGCTAGACCAGGAAGTCCATTTGGTCCACGTAATGGCAGAGCACATAATGGTACAGACTTTCCAGTGCCAATTGGTACTCCTGTCAAAGCACCACAGGACGGCGTAATAACTAAAACTGGTAATGATAGAATGAATGGTATTCATGTAGTAATTAGAAGTGGTGATAACGAACACTTCCTATTACATTTGTCAAAAATTAACGTATCAAATGGACAGCGTGTTAAACAAGGTGATGTAGTTGCACTATCTGGCAACACTGGGCATTCTACCGGACCGCATCTACACTGGGAAAAGCACGTAGCCGGCCGCCCAGTAGATCCAACCAAGAACATGGCCTAATTATGAGATTCAATGAATTTTCAGTACTGAACTTTATTCCGGGTATGAGTGCCCTGTTGAAGAATGTTCCAGGCAATATTGACAGCCCTGCGGATGCTGATACTAGCCCAAATAGTGCAGATACTAAGGACATTAAGGATCCTAACTTTGATAAGAAGCTACAGAAGATAGCAGAAAAACTGGGTGTGGATGTAAAGGATCTTAGATCAATCATCAAGACAGAAAGTAATTTCGATCCTAAAGCTAGAAATAGAATTGCAGGCGGATTGATAGGCTTTACTGACCGTACTGCTCGTAGTTTAGGCACCACCCTAAATGACATCCTCAAAATGGATGCTGTTGATCAATTGGATTATGTTTATAAATTTTACAAGATGGTAGGAGTAACGCCGGGAATGAAACGTGGCGATATCTACATGCTGACTTTTATGCCTGCATATGCAAATGCTCCTGATCAAACTGTTCTAGGTAAAAAGAATGGCGGCCAGTTAGGCAGTACCGGTCTGAGCATGCATGCTGTATGGGCTCAGAATCCCCTGTTTGGCAAGAGCAAGGGTAAGAACTATTTTACTGTAGCTGACGTAAAAAATACCATCAACAACGTAGCCTAATAAATATCCGTATGGAACTACACGGAAATTTATTAATCGCTCCTCCAGCCCTCAAAGGCAACTTTTGGTATAAGACTGTTATACTGCTAACAGAACATCATGCCAATGGCAGTGTAGGGCTAGTGCTCAACAAACGCAGTCAAATGAGTATCCTTGAGTTTGGTCAGCAATTGGGGATAGATATAGATCTCCCCGGTTTTGTTTACCTAGGCGGACCAGTGAACATAAAGAACCTCAGTTTCTTGCATACAAACGATTGGTCCAGCACTAACACAATGCGTATCAATGATGAGTTATCTCTAAGTTCAGATCATGACATACTACCAAGACTGAGCCAAGGTAATGTTCCTAGCCAATGGCGTCTGTTCCTAGGCATGGCAGGATGGGGTCCCGGACAGCTGGATGGCGAGCTTAAAGGTAAAACACCGTTTAATCATACATTCAGTTGGTGTACCGTGAAAAGTAGTACCTCTCTAGTATTTGATAATGATACTAACGATCAATGGTGCACGGCACTGGATCAAAGTGGCTTAGAATTTGCTCAAAATATTATCTAGTAATCATTTTTGACTTGATCAAATTGTGAACGTATAATATATACTTTATAGGCTGGGCTGTAACACAATCCAAAGAGGTAATCAATATGGATACTTTACTGCTAAATGCAGACGGCATGCCAGTTGGGCTTATGCCACTGAGTACACTAACTTGGCAAGATGCCATTCGCTATATGGTCCTGGACAAGGCCGATGTATTGCTATGGCACGAAAATTGGATTGTTCATTCAGCCACTTGGGAAACACAAGTGCCCAGTGTCATGATGTTACACGAATATATGAAACCAAAACACTCAGTTCGCTTTAGCCGCGGCAATATCTACCTACGAGACAACGGAGAATGCCAATACTGCGGTATCAGCATCGAACGCAAAGAATCTACACTGGACCACGTGGTACCAGTATCAAAAGGCGGTAAGAGTGTATGGGAAAACTGTACCACTGCTTGCGCACCATGTAACGCAAGTAAAAGCGACAA